CAAGTCTCTCGTTAGGTGTTAATGCAACAATTTTGCATTTGCAAGTTGCAAAAAAACTGTTAGATTTTTGCTTGTGAAAGATATAGTCAGAACTGTTTCAAAAAGCACGGACGTTGGCGCGGAAGACCTTAAAACCATCCTTAATATTACGCCAAAAAGAATTGGCGAACTAACAAAAAAGGGGGTTCTAACAAAAAACGCTAACAGAAAATATGCGATACCGCAATCAGCTACGGATTACATTCGATACTTACAGGGCATCACTGGAAAAGAAATGCCAGTTAGCGCGGACGTTCCATCGTTGGAAGAATCCAAAGCGAAGAAAATGTATTTTGACGCGCAACTGGCAGAGGCAAAACTAGCGGAAGCGAAAATGGATTCGATACCGCTCTCGACGGTGGTAGAACGAGACAGCAAGATCGGGGTAGCGGTTAGAACTGCCGTGATGCGCATACCTAACGACATGCCTGGTCAGTTAGAAGGTCATGCACCAGCGCAGATGAAAAACATTCTAACCGATTGCGTTAGGTCGATCTTAGAAGAATTAGCAGACGACCAATCCGAGCTATGGGCTAACATTGAAAAACGCAGAACTGCGCAGGAGGAGGCGAGCCATGAGTAACGAGTTTCGCCGCGCAATCAGACCGCCAACATCATTGAGCGTTTCTGAGTGGTGCATGAAAAACGTTAAGGTAATGGGCAGTGAACGCGCACCATTTTTTGACGTAAATCAATTTCCTTGGTGGCGTTTTCCGTTAGACGCGATGGGAAATCCTGAGATTAAAAAAGTGATTGTAGTCGCGCCAACTGGAGCCGGAAAATCAACAGCAATCGAGGCGTTGCATTCTTACATCGTCGCGGAAGATCCAGGTCGTAGTTTATACGCTTGCCAATCTAACGACAAAGCAAAGATATTTGTTGAGACGCGACTGAACCCATCTTTGAAAGCGTGTAAGGCGTTAGATGGATTATGGTCAGAAGATCGACATGCGAGCCGCAAGCATGACATAATTTTCCCTCACATGGCGATGAGTTTTGGCGGGGCAAACATGTCAAACTTTCAAGAGGTTTCATGCCGCTATCTTTTCGGAGATGAAACTTGGACTTGGACGGAAGGTCTGATCAAAGAGTTTTTCGCTAGGCATCATGATCGGTGGAATCGAAAGGGCTATTTGATTTCTCAAGGCGGCAAGAAGCAATCAGAGTTTTATAAGGAATGTCAGAAAGGCGATGAATATCATTTCCATTTTGCCTGCCCTAACTGCGATATTTTGCAGCCATTTTCAGACGGTGCAATTATAGTTGATCTAACAAAAAACGAACAAGGAGAGATCGACTATCTAACAACAAAGCAAACAGCACAGCTTAAATGCGCCAATTGTGAGCATGAGATATTAGACACTAGCAGGAATCGTCGGTCACTTTCCAATTCTGCGCAATACATCCTAACGAAAAAAGGGACTGAGGAAGGAACGATTTACTGCACGTTCAATCGTTTGGCTATCTGGTGGGTAGAGTGGGGTGATATGTGGGAGCGAAGGACAAGAGCGTTAGAAGCACTAAAGCGCGGCGTTTACGATCCATATCGGCAATACAAGCAGAAAGACATGGCTGAGTTTTGGGATGATGAATACATTCAAGAGCGCGTGGACATTGTTGGTGGAGGATATGAAAAATCAGAAATGAGCGCGGAGAAACTGCCAAACGAGATTGCAAGATTTATGACTTGCGACCGTGGGCAAGATCATTTCTGGCATATTGCACAAGCTGGAACTAGCGATGGGAAATTGCACGTTTTAAGCGAGGGATATTTACACGACGAGCGCAACATACGAGACGTTCAAGCAACGCTAGGAGTGCCCAACAACTGCGTTTATGTTGATAGCTCATGGAATTTTGACGAGTCGCTAGACATCTGTGAGCGCAACGGATGGATTGGAATACGTGGAGATCAGCGCGACTTTTTCCCGCATAAAGACAGAGACGGGAATCCGATTCAAAAAACTTACAGTAAATACAATTTCAAGAAATGCCGCAACGGTAAGATTGCAAAATACTTCTTTGTTAGCACTACGATTTACAAAGACATGATGCAACGATTACGGCAACACGGGCAAATCGTAACTCCAGATGACGTTTCAACAGCTTACAAATCACACATGGAAAGCGAGATAAAAGTTGATTCTGTGAATGCCAAAACAGGAGAAATAACGCACTACTGGAAGCAGATAAAAAAACAAAATCACTTGTTAGATTGTCAGTATTATGGCGTTGCGGTGGGTGACTTAAAAGGAGTTTTCGCGCATCACCAGCAAGATGAATCGTTAGACTAACAATTTTCTCTTGCGCATCTGTTAGATTTCTGTTAGATTTCCCGCATGGGAATTGCTTCAACGACATTAAGCATTGCGAAAGCTATACGCTATGACTCAGCGGCAATCGCAAATTTACGCGCTGAATACTCAAGATTAGCGCAAGAAATAGCAGTTGACGGCGGCGGGGAAATCACAAGCGCGACGGTCAACGGGCAGTCGTTTTCCAAGCAACCAACAATGACAAAAACCGATCGTCTATCATTGCTGGATCAAGTGCTATGGCGCATCGACAACAACAATTTTTACACATCACGCAGAACACTTTACAGCGGAGGGTATCAATAAATTATGTTAGTCGACCAATACGGAAACGCTCTAAAATTTGCACACGCCGCAACGCAATCACCGCGCCGTGGGCCAGTGTTGCGCTCACCAAACGCAGATATAAACAAACTTATTCCATTGCATGATCGCAATGTTCTTTGTGGATTGTCGCGGCGTTTATTTGTAAACATGGGAGTGCCAAGGGCAGCAATTTTGCAGAAAGCAGATTTCAGCATTGGCGAAGCATGGCTTCCTAGCTACACGGGCAAAGTCGATAAAGCAGATGGCGAATATGTTGCCGAGTATTTCCGCAATGTGTGGTTCCCTAACTGCGATGTACGCGGAGGCGGTAGAGACTGGCAATCAATTCTAACAAATGCCAGCATTGGAATGGATCGGGACGGCGACGCTTTTTTGCTTCTAACAACTGATCCAACTGGAGAATTTCCACAAATTCAGCAGATACCGGGGCATGCTGTAATGACCAAGGGCGACGGCTACAATGGACTAAAACTTGAAAAAGGCACGTATAAAGGCAGTATTATTAACGATGGAATTATTTATGGCGATCGGAAACGACCAATCGCTTACAGGGTTTCAACTGGAGAAAACAATGATGAATATGAAGACGTTCCAGCATACGCAATGATTCATGTTATGGATGATTGCTATCAAGAGCAAATGCGCGGATTGCCAGCGTTTACGCATGCCTTAGAAGACCTAAAACACTGTTTGCAATCCTCAGAATATGAGCGAGTTCGGCAAATGATTATTTCTTCGATCGGACTAATTGAGCATAACGAATCAGGGGGCGCAGACTTAGAAGATCCAGCATTAGAGGGAATGCAAACAGATACATGCCCTAACAACGGGCTATTTACAGAGACTTACGAGCAAGGACAAATCCGATATTTCAAGGCAAACAGCGGCTCGAAAATGGAGCAATTGAGGCACGAGAACCCAGGCGAGATATGGGAATCATTTCATGATCGCATGATTCGCGCCGCACTTGTCGGTATCAAATGGAGCTATTCAATGGTCTGGAAAGCGGCGGGACAAGGCACGGCAGAACGAGCCGACGTATTGCGAGCAAGACGCGCAATTATTAGCCGTCAAAAAACATTGCGTTATGCGGCAAAACGCATGATTGTTTATGCGTATTCTGTCTTGCAAAAATCAGGGAGAATACCAACCGTTGACGCACCTTTCTCATGGGTATTTTCAACGCCACCAATTCTAACAGTCGATGACGGACGCGAACAACAAGCGATGCGCGAGGGCTATCGCCTAGGCAGCATCAACATGACCGAGGTTCAATCATCTAACGGAAAACCAATTGATGAATTTTATCGTGAACGTGCGGAAGAAATCGCATTGCGAAAAATGATTGCGTTAGAAGTCTCTGAGAAATACGACGTAATAATTGAAGATCGCGAGATGGTAATGCTAACACCTAACGACATGTCCACGGCGACGGCGACCACTCAAGAACCAACAACACCAACAGAATAAAATCATGGCAAACGAAGGATATTTATCAGTTAATCTCAAGGCTAACAAGTCAGGCGCAAACATCGCGCAAAATTACGCGGCATCGTTTAGCATGACTGGAAACGAAATGGTGCAAGGGACGCAGAATATCGGCACGACAGCCGAGCTTGTGACTTTTGGAAACATCACAGGCGCACCGCAAATGGTTTCAATTCGCAATCTTGATGCAACGAATTTCATCGAGCTTGGTGGTGACAGTGGTCTAACAGTTTTCAAAATTAAAGTAGCGGCTGGCGGAATTGCGGTATTCAAAGCATCAAGCGCAACGCTCTACGCCAAAGCAAACACAGCGGCTTGCAACATTTTAATACAAGCGGTAGAAATCTAACAAAATGAAGAATCAACTACTTAATCACCTAGCTACAAAACAAATTTTCGCTTGTGATTACAAGCAAATATCACAAGCAATCAGCGCGTCGCTAGACGACATTGAACGCGAAGATTTTTTTCAGCTCCGACCAACAGCGGCAATCGTTGACGGCGTAGGTGTTATTCACATTCAAGGACTTCTAACAAATGACGTTCCCGCGATTTACGAAAAGGCGGGAATCGTAACGACTTATGACACGATCAAAAAAGAGATAGAAGGCGCATTGTTAGGCGGGGCTGGAGCGATACAATTAAACATCAACAGCGGCGGCGGAAGCGTAAACGGCGCGATTGAACTATCTCGCTGGATTGCTAGTCTGCCAGTCTCTACAATCGCATTTGTGACATCTTGCGCATGTTCAGCGGCTTACATGCTGGCGGCAGCTTGTGACAGCATTACAGCGACAGAGACGGCAATGGTGGGCAATATCGGAACCATCATGACGTGGACGGATTACACCGCTATGGATGAGCGCATGGGCGTTGAAGAGAAAGCTCTAACAAATGAAGGAGCAACTCTGAAATCAACATTTCATATTGAGCCTAACGAAGAGCAGCTTGCATTTTTACAGGAAACGCTAGACCATCACGGACAATCATTTGGAAATTTCATTATTTCACAGCGAGAAGTTGACTCAGAAGTATTTCGTGCCGGTTGGTATAGTGGGCAAAAAGCGTTAGATTTGGGACTAATTGACAACCTAACAGAAATCTAACAAAAAAAGTTTGACAATCTAACAGAAATCTAACATAATTATCCGCATGAAGAATCTCTTCGCAAACAAACACGATTTAGAAGCAGCACAAAGCAAGATTGTTTCGCTTGAAACGGATCTCACAGAGCTTCAAAATGAACTTTCAGAATCACAATCAACATTGGCTTCTCACGTTGAAGCACTGGCAACTTTGCAAGCAGAAAAAGCCGACGCTGTTTCTTCGCTCGAAAATCTAACAGTTAGATTTGAAGCATCGCAAGCAACGATTGCCGAACTGGAAAACAAAGTCATTGAGGCTAACGAATCAGCAACGCAAAAAGCAATTTCTATTCTTGCTGAACAAGGTCATGCACCTGTTGAGATTCAGGAAAGCGAAAGCTCTAACGTAAAAACACGAGCAGAATTCAATCAGCTCAACGCCAAACAGAAATCTGACTTCTGCGTAAACGGAGGAAGAATCATCTAACCAGAATGGCGCGACCAAAAACAATTTCTATCGAATCAGAATCAACGAAAGGCGATGACGAAAAAACAAATCTACCAGATTGTCTCATAATGACAATCGCAGAATTAAACAAACTAACAGAATCAGAAAAGCAACTTTTCCGCGCTAATGGCGGGACAGCAACCGAAAACTAATATTATGGCTAATACTCTAACTAACTTAATTCCTAACGTTTACGCCGCGCTCGACGTGGTTTCTCGCGAGCTTGTCGGCGCATTGCCCGGCGTAACTCGTGACGCTAAAGCAGACCGTATCGCAAGCAATCAAACTCTGCGAATCACTCAAGCTCCTACAAACACGTCAAGCACTTACACACCGTCTATGGCTGTGCCTAGCGCAGTTGACCAAACAATTGCCAACGCTTCTTTGACTCTCAGCAAAAACAAATACGCTGCATTTTCTTGGACTGGTGAAGAAGAATACTCGATGGATCAAGGCCCAGGATTTCTAACCATTCAACAAGGTCAAATTGCGCAAGCGTTTCGTGTTCTTGTCAACGAAATGGAAAACGACGTTTGCGACGCTCTCGCCCTTGGTGCATCTCGCGCTTACGGCACTGCTGGCACTACTCCATTTGCATCTACTCTTGCCGACTCGGCACAGGTTCGCAAAATCCTTGATGACAACGGCGCGCCAACTTCTAGTCGTTCGCTTGTCATCAATACGGCGGCTGGCGCGGCACTCCGCACTCTTGGCCAACTAACCAAAGCAAATGAAGCTGGAAATACTATGACCTTGCGTGATGGCGAATTGCTCAATATGCACGGTTTTAGTATTCGCGAATCGGCACAAATCAACGATGCGACCGCTGGCACTGGCTCAGGTTACCTTATTAACAATGGTGCTGGTTACGTGGTGGGTGACACCTCGCTCACTCTTGACACTGGCACTGGCACAATCCTTGCGGGTGACATTATCACCATCGGCAATTTCAAGTATGTTGTCGCAACTGCACTTGCCGCTAACGTGGTCGTAATCCAATCCCCAGGACTTCGCGCCGTGGTAGCTGATAACGCTGCCGTTACCGTCAACGCTACAAGCTCACGCAACATCGCGTTCAGTTCGGACGCATTGGTTCTCGCAACTCGCTTGCCAATCTTCCCATCTCAGGGCGACTTGGCAATCGATAACGAAATCATCACCGATCCTCGCACTGGCATCAGCTTTGATCTTCGCGTTTATCCTGGTGACGGCATGGTTCTTTATCGCTTGCATGCTCTATGGGGATGGGTAGCACCAAAACCAGCACATGCAGCGAT